GATGTTGGGGATAGTGATTGGGTCCATAAGGCTATCCCTCTGTTACATATTTTGCAATCTCAACTTCCTTGTTACTCTGTATGCGCACCGGCATTCCTTCAGGAATATTGAGTTCAAATATCACACTCTTCTTATCGGGACCGTCTGGGAATTTTGCAACTTCAGAAAATTCCAAATCATCAACTTTTGAAAATACAGTAGTCCACCCAGATTCTTTACGTTCTATTTGAACGATACACTTTCCCGGAGATGCAATATCAGCAACGTATACTTTGTCTTCCTTTGTAAAATTTAAATCAATTGACGCCATAATGTTTATTTTTTAGAGTTATTCAAATAGTTCACGATTCCTTGCACATGCAAGTTTACTATTGCCCGTTTGCCTTCATCCGATAATAGGAAGTTAACATCCTCCTTATTGTCTTGGAATAGGTTTTCTGTAAGAACTGCCGGGCATTTTGCATGCTTCAATATGTAGAACCCGCTTTCCTTATCAGGGTCGCCGTCCGTCATATCCTTGCGCATTTTCAGACCAGGCAAGTATCGTTCGGCCGATTCATATAGACATGTCGCCAATTTATCGGATTTCGTCTGACCTATGGAAGTCCACGCTTCCCAGCCACGCGCCTGCATCCATTCCGAACCGTTACCCGCTGCATTGCAATGAATAGAAACAAGAAGTGTTTCACTCGCTTTGTATTCGTTTGCCCGGCGGCAGCGTTCGGATAAAGGAACGTCTATTTCTTCTTTGACGATGCGTTCGGCATCAATGCCTTTCTTTCGCAGTTCCGCTTCCAATCGTACGGCAATCTCACGGGTATACGCATACTCTTTCAATCTTCCATCCGGAGAACACTTGCCCGGAGTGTTACTTCCATGTCCGTTGTCAATCAATACTTTCATTCTGTACGTCCCCCTTGAAATATTTGTCATAAACCACACGAGCCACCCATCCGGCAACAGCACCGACACCGAATGATACGACAGTAGTCAAGTTCACCCAAAACGGAGTATAGTGCATGTAAAGCATAACTCCTACGATAATAGCGATAACAATCGCTGCGATAATCAATTTCTTTTTCATTTTGTTACTCCTTATTTATTCATGTTATTAAAAAATTCAACCTTAACCTCATCTATAGCAGTTTTGATATTAGCATAGGCACGTGCATTATTGGCGCCGATAGGATTATAAATTTCCGACTCTATTATATCCGAAAACTTTTTGACCCAATCCGTAGACATAAACTCACTGAGCCTTTTCCCTCGATGAATAAAGTTGTCGAGTTCAATACTTCGCTTCTTGATTATGGCATTACAACGCGTTTCTATTTTCCGTCTCGTTTTCTGCTTATCATCAATATTATTCTCATCGCGTACATTGCGGACCAGCCGGCACAGTCTTTCACAATCAAGGTCAAAGAAGTTGTTGCAAACCGAATTTATCTGCATTTGAGAAATAGGCTTCAATCCCTCGTTAATATCAGATAGAACCTCATTTTGTGCTTTGGTTTCCACGAGCAAATCATTTATCACCTTTTCCTGCCTGGTTATCACATTATCCACCAAATGTTTGAACCATTTGAATATAAAGAACCACATTACACCGCATATAACCAAAAAGAAACCTGCGGCAACAGCCATCATTCCGAAATCACTAATCCCCTTACTTGTTTGAAGGGCTGCGTTTACAACTTCTGTACTCATCTTATCGTTATTTGTCAATTATCACTATCTTTGTGTCTCTTATCAATAAGCGAACTACTGTCATTCCGTTTTGCTCGTGAGAGTAGGACGGGATTTTCATATCTTACCGTAGTATCTGAACCATGCACCCCATTTACGTTCTTTCAAGTAGTTCGGATTATCCTGGTTGAGTTTGGCTTCCATCTCAAATGCGCTCGCACGGTAAGCGTTTTTATTGACCTTGCCGTCCCCAATCTTGTTGTCTGTGAACAAGTGATACACGAAGCTCACAAACCATTCTGCCAAATAAAGAATGTAGTAGAATAGCGGGATAAGTAACAGCCACCATGCACTGACATGGAATGCCAGCAATACGGACGGGATAGCCGCTATCTCCATACACTCGAAGAACTGTTTCTGATGTGTCCGTTCATGGCGTATGATTGTTTCGGACAACTCTTTCAGCTTCGTAAGGATGAAGCCGAAGAGCATGATAGTTGTGTAGCTGCCAAATAGTATCAGTTTGGCTAATTTGCTGTTGTAGCGGATTGTTTTCATGATTTATAAGTTAAGTTGTATAATAGTTATTTATAACCAAAACGACACAACAAGCCCAATAGTAATTAAATACTGGTACTTCGATCTCGTTAGTCCAATCTTCATTTAAGGAATCATGTTGCTCGTTATCATCATAATACATTCCACTTATATGGCAGTCGATGTTATTGTTAAAACGAATACGTCCACTAACATTTGTATCAACATTTATAAATTTAACTTGGCCTGGATTTAAATCTACATAAACATCTTCTTCATAAGTATCACCTCTTAAAGTACCTTTAACTGATTTCTTTGTATTGTTGGCAATGATTAATACAGGAGAATTTATTATAACATTATCCCCGCCACCTGCTATAAGTTTATCTCCTAAATACATCTTACCGATTTCTCCAGCTCCTAATCTTATCTCTCTCATATATCAGTCAATTATAATGTATAACGTATTTTTATCTTTCTCTCCTAAGGCTATATACTCTTCTTCCGTCATAACCTTTATTACCCTCACATCGGTACTAAAAACTTTGTCCGCAATGGTACCCGCCGCTTGATTGGCTTTATCTGCCGCTGTTTGTGCGTTCACTGCTGCTTGATTGGCCTTTTCTGCACCCGCTTGTGCCTGCACTCCCGATTCCTGCGCCTGTTTAGCTATTTCTGCAATCTGTTCATTGTAAGTGAGGATATTCCAATTATCCGGATTCTCCCAATTGTCTTTAGAAGTATCTATACCTACATATTGCTCTGTAGTCCATGTTCCGTTAAGCCTATAGGAAATATACATACCAATAACCCGTTCATTTTCCTTAATGGCATTGTGAGCGGATGTCTTATCGGCGAAATCCACATCGCTTTCAACCCAGAAACCAGAACCGCTACCACCAATCGACTTCCAATATCTATCCACTCTCCAGTTGGTATCATCTACACCTATACCTATAAACTGTTCCTGTATCCAGCCATCACCTGGATTATACGTAATTGTGAGCCCTGGTTTGCGTAATTCCGTCGGTACAGCCAAACGAGTGTCGGAAGTGCTGTTTGCATACTTCATAACAACATATCCCCTTTTATTTAACTGCTCTTGCAATTTCTCTACATTACCATTAGATGCCTGCTCCAAATCTCTTATGTCAGAATTCAACGATTTAAAGTTCCTATCCAATAATTCAGATACTTCCCGTCCTCGCATCCCTTCCGTTATTTTTTCTATTTGTGCCATATTATTTCATTTAAAAAATCCATTTTTCCCAATCAATCCACACACCTTCCATGTTCCAAGCGCCATCCGCCAGTATCCAATCGGCGCTCTTTTGCAGTAATTCTCCAATGCCGGCAAGCGACATGGATAGCGTACAAAAGTCACCACGATTACCCGTTATTGTCATTCTTGTAACCAGGGCTTCTCCAATTAAAGAATATCTTCCATCGGGGGTATAATCTTCCGGATAAATTCGTTCAGTGTGATTTTCCACAGAAGCAACACTTATCTTCACCGGATTGTCACTCAACAGATAGTTGTAAAGATTAATTTCCTGTTTTACATTGCTCATAAGATGTCCACTATTTACGCTCCAACTGATACGGCGTTTTTTCTTCTTCACCCACCGCCCCGTATCAGGGCTTCCTATCTCTATAGTTTCAGCCTGTATGTCAATTTCGCATGTAGTAGCATAGGCCAGAGTTTTCCATTCTCCGCCCTGCTCAAAAAATACGATTAAATCATTTCCTCTTAACTTAGGCATATACTTTGATTTATGGTAAATCCTCTATAATATACTCTACCGTCCCATCAGACCAATTAACATTTTCACTCAACAGTATATATCGTTTTCCGGAACGGGTTAGCCTCATCAAAGGAGCAACAGAATCTTCCCTCTCCATTTGCAATGTTAGCTTCTCTGTAATACGTCCGTAAATGCGTTTTAGGTTACTCAATAAATACTCTTCCGGTCGCTTCATTCCTTCTCCCACGAAATATAAGCTTTCAGCGGAACTTCCAGAGGCAGCCCACGGACTGTTAAATAGAATACTGTATGCGGCCGGATTATTATTATTTGTAGCCAATTTCAATTCCACAGATAAATCCTTACTGAATTCAATACCTGATTTGGAGCTGTATTCGTTTTCGTCGCTATCTTCTCTTTCTTCATATACATCATCTTCCTTATAATATTCAACTTTTAACCCGCTTATGAATATTCGTCCCGCTCTATCATCTTTATACGGATACAAGAACGTCATTTCCACTATTCCCGAAAGCTCTTCTTTGATTGGAATAACATATCCATTAGCTCCATTATACGGCATATCAAGTGTTTTCGTTGTCACGATTTGCCCTGAGCCTCCTGTTCCGTTACTATCATTATCACCGCATCGAACATCGAATTTAGCCCATGTAGATTGCCATGATTTACCATTCCAGTATTTATTGCCAATTTTTAAAACTACAGGAATTATACAAGCTCCATTTGTCGCACGTGTTACAATGTCTAAAATCATAGAACCATCCGGATATAAAATCATTTCATAATCTTCTCCTTCAGTAGTTCCGCTTATTACGAATGCCCCATTTTTATAAAAAACACTCTCCTTGCTCCTTAATCGCAATATCGGCATTTCGTTAGATTGTGATTCTGTTGGAAATATCTTCCTGAACGAATCTGGTCTGTCCTTATACGAATATACAAACGCTAAATTCATCCGTATAATGTCATCCCAATTATAATTTCTTTTTTTATCCCACTCATTTACTCTCGTTTTGTCCATTTTCGCATAAATAGCTCCATACGCATTAAATTTCTCTTCAATTGTTGCATATTGAGATAATCCCGTATATGCTCCAGTGTTTATGTTGTAATCGTATAGATAAGATTCAAACATTTCTAAATCTATTTGTTGCTTATACAGCTTGTATGTCTGTTTATAAATATCCCCCTCAATCTTTCGTTCATCCACCCATCTTCCAATATACTTCATCTTCTCACTGTCTATATTGGGGATTACATTTTCTACCTTAGATACTTTTGCCGAAATCTTAATTTTATTATACCCTTGCAAAATATCCTTTTTATGACTATTTCCGGCTAATTTCATGTCAGAAACAGCCATCGAAGAAGTAGGAACGCTTTCATAAGAAACAGATGAAAGACTATTCAGCTTTTGCCGCAGCTCCCCTATTGGGATTTTCATATAGTCGACATCCCTTGTTGATACCAGATACAAATCGCGTCCCCTCTCATGTATGGTCCATCCCCAAAATTTACATAACTCTTCAAGCAAATCACTATAAGTATCAGCATCGTATCTCTCCCAATCCGGATCATCTGTATTTACACTGTTATTTACCTTGAAAAAATTAAATCGGGATATACGCAGATCCAAAGGAAGCAGGTAAAATTCGCTGGCAGCCGATTCTTTAACCTCTTTCGGTATATAGATATAATTATAATCTACCCCCGTTGCATCGATACACTCCAACAACAAACTACATAAAGAGGTCAAGTCCATTTCTCTATTTTGGTCCATCGGAATGCTGTCCAATATACCAATGCCGGAAATAACGGGAAATTCCACTTCCAAAGGCGTTATATCCCAATCCTCGCTAAATGTATCAGCCTGCATATATCCACACCATTTCAAATCACCTTCAATCAGAAATTCAACATAATGCTGGCGATTATCGGAAGGCATTAACCCGCTTATATCTCCATTGTCGATTATACGTATATACCCCGTATGGGTACGGATTGGATTCATCAGTTCTTCATCGGTGGATTCCTGTGTTTCAAAGGTATTATATGCAGGTTCCAGCGTGATTACTTCATTAAAATTACCTTCCTTATAAATGTTGATAACCGCGTCTCTTTCGTCCAAAGTCTTAAAGGGTATCATCCAACGTATATTTCTTGCCATAATGACTATTTATTTCCGTTTATAATCCTTTCCATTATTCGAGCTTTTTCCCGAAGACGTTCCAAATCTTCTGGTTTCGTTTCCTCTTTATCTTCATCCTCTGTCTCCCATGGGAACTCCAGTTCAAGGTCTTTCCCGGACATCACTTTGTACAGCACTGATGATTCCAAGCGGGTACGCTCCCAATCCTGCCGGTAACGTCTGTTCATGCCCTCTATATAATCTCTTGCTTCATTAACCCCCATTTTTGATAAAAAATAGTCGGGAGAGCATCCACCTTCCCCGACTATTAACCTATATACTTCGCGTGCGCTTAGTCTTTTTTTTTATCAGAATCACAGATATTTGAGCTTTCCTTGCTGTCTTCGCTGCCGGTTAAAACCTGCATACGCTTGGCGTAATAGTCCGCCATCCTGCCAACAAGGGATATGTCATTTAATGCCTCGAAAAACTCTTCAAGCGTTAATGTTATCCCCGGATTGGCACGCAAAAGAATGCAATAGTATAGGATATGAAGACACAGCATACGATTTGCATCAAAAGGCAATTTGCTTCCTGTCAATTCTTCATAAGTGTATATAGGACCCCATACGCTATCAAAGGAAAATTCATATTCTACCCCTTTTATCTTTACTTTCATACTTTATCCTCCTGCCGCTACTTGTTTCAACGCTCCATAACCGGACAATGAAACCGATACAGTACCATTGCTTCCCTTAGTGGCATCTCTATCAAGAGCCGTAATAATAGCCTTGCCCTGATAATAGGTTCCGGATGCCGGCTTCGTCCATCCATCTTCCGGTAATCCTTCATCACTCTTGTTGGACGGAAGACCCACTGTTACATCAATAGGCTTGCCGGCTACGAACAATTTAAACAGCTCATCGTAAACGTAATCGTTGGTACGGTCTTTATCCGCACTGTCTACGCTCTCATTCGTTGCAGACCAGTTCATATTACCGACTTCCTGCGCATCCCAGAAACCATCATCCTTTGTTGCACTGTCTACAGTAGTGGCAGCAAGATTTATCTTGCAACTCGTTGACAACGCGATAACCTTTTCGGAAATCCATAACATAAGGTCTTTTCCGTTCAAACTTTTAGCTTTTCCCATAATTCATAAAATTTTAAATTAAAAATCAACTGTTTTCATTTCAAAGTTCAATATGATACCGTAGGCGTCTATATCGTCTAGCCACTCCTCGGCCGTTCCGGTCAAAGCACAATCCCTGACTTCGAACTGTTCATATCGCCGGCGTTTTTCTTCAAGAGCATAGCGGATGCTATTCCCTATTTCGACGGCTTCCCCGTATTCCTTAGCAACAACTTCCACGCTTACCCCTACACTGTCCTCGTTATTTCCATCCTTAGTATAGTCGGGGACAGTACCATCGTTGCGAAAAACAATAAACGGGTATTTAGGAGCACCCACCGGAATAACCAGCGGATATACTCTATTGCCAACCTTTTCAGAAATACCTTCATCTTTCAAAAGCATTTCTTTTATATGTATCCCTATTAACAAACTCATAATCGCGACTTCTTTATATTACCTTCATTCATGTGTTTTAGGTTACTTTCCGTAGCCAGCCTCAACAATCAACTTCTCAACCCTCTTTCCCAAAGTATCAGCAGCCTGCTTCATTGCACCATCCGCCACGCTGAAAAACCCCTTTCCTGATAAAGCACCTCTATTGGCGGTTTTACCATTTTTACTCTTGGTTCTTGTAAATGCAGTTCGCTTCATTGTACCCTGATTGATAAAACGAAGAATGAAAGCCCGGTCTCTCCCCTGATAGTTTTCTATGTCCTGTGTCCGCTTGCTTCGTTTGCGATTTCGAGTAATGCCACTTGCCCCGCCTCTTGGTTTACTGTATTTCGTTACCCTACCCGTACTTCTCTGATTCAACAATGACACACTACCACCTACCACTTTTCGGCCATACACAGAAAGCTTAACGCCCAAATAGGCCTTTCTGGGGTCGCTCCTCATCGCTCCCTTTGCCGCATTTTGGACGGTCTTTTGAACCGGACGTAACACCTCACGCACTTCTTTCCGTATCTGTTTCCTCTCTATGATTTCATCATAACGTAACCGTTTCAACATACCCAATGAACCGGTCGCATCAAGTTCTATAAGGGAGTTTCTTACTCTATATCCCGACATTGCGGCGTTTTTAGAATATCCCATATCCGCTTTTATTTAGAGAATAACAGTTCACCGCGGCCCGTTCTCTTTCCCCAGTTGTTGGCTGCTATCACAATTTGCTCACCGGTAACCACTGCGCGCCCGTTACCACCGCCAAGATTACCGGAATGAATGGAATCATACAGCTTTTTCTGGTCTGCCTGGTTGATAAACATTTCACCACTGCTGACACGGGCAGTGATACCGTCCTGATAGTTGGTTCCGCCTACAATACCACCTTCGGCGAAGTTGCCTATGGAGCTAATGCTAGACATAGCGCTTGTGAGGGCGGCTATCGTACTAGCGATAGCTACCAAGTTTTCAGGAAACGGTAAGGTAGCCTGTTCCGCGATAGCAGCGGCGCTTTTAGCACTTGTTAGAGCCTGTATCACTTGAATCATTTGCGCTACGGCCGACATCGAATTCCCTATATATGACAGCCAATCATTACCGGTAGAAGATAGAGCACCCCCAATCTGACCGATAGCACCCGTTATTGCACTTAAATCATCACCTTCTTTCGCCGTTGAACCTATTTTGTTAGCATATTCTTCCCACATTGCAATTTGTGATTGAATATAGCCGGCTTCCTCTTCGTTGGCGTATTTAAGCATATCCTTGTAAGATGCTATCTTTTGTTGAATCGTATCGTACATGCCTATACGGTCGCGCAGTCCCTCGAGTGCAGGGTCTTCCACTTCTTCCGGTCCTTCGTTCATTCCACCTTCGATAAGTTCCTGAACGGGCTGCATTAAAACGGGAAGTTTCTTATCACCCTGAATAGCCTTGAAGATTTCATCACTTAACTTATTGTCGGAAGTTCTTTCTATGGCGGTCTTTATCTTTAAATCCCTCTCAACATACCCCACTTCTACGCCCAATTCCTTTTTATTGCCAGCGCCTACACCTGCGCTGCCTGTTCCGGAGCCTGTATATACCTTATAGCCTTCAAGGCTTTCGACCGGAGTAAATCCCTTCACTCCCTTATTGCTATTATTAAATTCTGTAGCAGTTTCGTTATATTCCCTGCTCATTGATTTAAGAGAAGATATAAGTCTTTGCTGCTCTATGATAAGATTTCCGATACCTTGTAATTCTTCATCCTTATACTTGTTTAGCATAGCATTAGCTATAATCTCTTTCCTATATACTTTTTCGAGTTCCGCAATTTGAATATCAATTCCTCGACGCCTGCCCTCTGATGAAGTACTCCGCCGTTCAGATTCCAAACTCTCCCTCGATGATACATATTGGCCGTATAATCTTCTTATCCTTTCTTTCGTTTGGTCTCTCTTACCCTCATCCGGATTTATCAAATCTATATCAAATCCTTCTAACGCCTCTTCTACAGAAACCTTTATATTACTATTACCTATTTCTTTTTCTATCTGCGCTGTTAAAGCGGTTGCTAAATCCGAACCTAATGTCTTATTAATACCCTCTTGCTTTTTTAACGCATTGGCCCATTTTTCAAAAGCAGCAATTCTTTCCTCTAATGGAGCAAATTTATTTTTGGCAATATATTGCGCTTCTTGAATTTCTGCTTCATTCATTGAAGACCTGACCCCGTGGCTCATTCGTGTATTTCCGAGCTGGTCTATCGCCCGTTGAGCAGCAACAGACTTGCTTATTATTTCATCTAACCCATTTAGAAATGTATTAAATTCTCCAGCCCCAAGCGCATAAAAGAACTGGTCTATTGTAGCCCTCGCAGCTTCCATTGTTTCCGCCATAGCATCCCCTTTAGCCTGGCTGGATTCCATAAACTTATTAAATGCCGCACCGGCCGTTGTAGCGGCACCTATTCCCACAGATATTTTACCAATAGCGCTACCTACATTTTTTGCGACACCTTCCAATGTCATATTCTTTTCTACATACTTATCAAGGCTTTTCTGCGCTTTCTCCAAACCACCGCTATACTGAGCGGAATCCATTATCAAACGGGTAATTATATTCATAGACTTGTTTTTAATGTAAAAAGGGGCGCAATGTCACCACTCCGCCCCCTCTGGAAACCATAATTATAAACTTAAAACAACAATAGACATTATGCTTCTGTGGTTTTATACAATGCAAATGCTTCTTTCCTAAGAGTTGTAATACTCCAGTCGGCATTCATTGTAATAACGATTACATCGTTCTTGGCCTGCGTGTACGGGTCGAATATCATGCGTACCTCTCCATGCTGATTTGTCGGCAGATAACCGAAACATCCAGCGGCTACATATTCAACATTGGCTTTTTCCTTATTGGAACCGTAGTTGATGTACTCGGTACAGAATACAGGATAGCCGGCAATAGCGCCATTCTCGATTATCATTCTACCACTACCGGCATCAACCGGGGTAGCCTCTAAAGCAGCTTTCATCGCTTCGCTCATAATGTAGCAGAACCCAATCATTTCCACACCCGTAGATGCAATTTTACCTTTCATCTCAAGCAATTCCTTGTAGGTAGGAGTTGCACCGGCAAATATACCTGAAGCTTTTGCACTGGCAAACGGCCCGTGAAGGTCACTTGTGAAATTCTGATGGGAGAAGATTACACGGTTTAATGTTCTGTTCAAACCGGCTCTAATTTGAGACTGAACCAAAGAAACCAGATCTGTATATGAATCGTTGATAGCCTGGTTGGATATTTTTATAGAGATACCCAAACGGACATGTTTCGCATTGATTTTACTTAGGTCGATGTCCTGGTCGGTCAACGCCTCTGTTTCACCTTTGATTTCCGCCTCAACAGAACCAAGCACAGGCCATTGTATATCACCGGTTACACCCGTTTGCACAGGGATTCCCACCTTATCAAAAATCAAACCCATTTCCAGCGGCGGAAGCACGTCTTTTATCGTCAACGGAATCATACCGCCGCCGACAATGGCCGCCGTATCCAAACCGGTGAATTCACGCTGCAAAATACATTCACTACTGGAACGCTTGCCCTTAACTTCCTGCAAGAATTCACGGAACATCTCGTTTTTGCTCTTGTTCTCGACAAAACCGTTTTTGCTCGCAAACAACAAATCGTTGTTCATGGCAATATCTCTGGACGCTTGCTCAAATTCCCGTTCAAGAGATTTATATTTGGCTTCCTCTTCCGGAGTGAAATCCCGCTTTTCGGCAGAAGCCTTATCGATAATCTCGTTCATCTTGACGCTTAATCCCTCTCTCTTGTTGATTAAACCACCTCTTTCCGTGATTAAATCCTGTACAGTCTTCTTTTCTGTTTTCATAAAATAAAGTTTATTAATGTAATATGTATTTCCTTTGCAGGCATTTCAATTCCCTTTTTCTGAAAGAAGCAGGTAACGGTCTGTCTACTTCGTTCTTATGGAGTTTCACGCCGGCGGCCTCAACTTCACGGGCTGTAACGCTCGTTTCCGTATATGCTGGGTCGCTTGCGATTGTCATTTCAAATACCCTATCAATACGTTCAACGTGGCGAGTCAGAATGTCTTCATCATCGGTAGTGTATCGAACGCTACTCCGTTCATCGCTCCAAAAAGTAAATGAACTGCCGGCCAAGTCTCCACGCTTCACAAGCTCCAGTGCATTGTTCCCGTCCGCCGTATCAGGCGCTTCAAATTCATACTTAACACCAATCTCATCTACGGACAACTTCAATGTTCCCTCGCCCTTATTGCTACGGGCTAACAACTTTTCCCGGTTATGCCACATCGTCATTTTAATATCCATCTCACGAAGCTGGTCCTCCGTAATTGCTCCCGGTTCTATCACCTCGTAATAGTTTTCCCAATAGTCGGCCAGCAAACGACTGCGCACGCCAAAAACAATCGCATAACCTTCGATTGTGCGTCTGTTACCACCTTCTTCGACCTCTTCCCGCAAACGTGGCTGGAAACGGTCTCCTACGTAGCTTCGAACCTCTCTTTTAACTTCTTCTGTTTCTTTCATATTGTCTTTTTCGTATTAGTCTGTCTTACCAGTCTTTTAAAAAGAACCTTTTCATAATACTTTCCTACAATGGAAATAGGTTACTCATTATTCTTCCTCTACACCGCTGCCTTCATCTATCCGAGTTGCTATAATCACCATGCTTCCATCCGTTCGGCTTCCGTTCAGGCTTTCTACTTCATACATTTTCCCATCCCATCTTAACCGACAACGGTCAGACATTATACTATTATACCTCATCGTTACCCCTATCTCATTATTCATCCATGATTCACCGGCAGTCAGCATTAGAGAACCCTTTCTGTAGTCAACCTTAGCCCATACGGTTTTTACATCCACATACGCTATTGTCTGTTCTCCGAACATCTCTCCGCGTTCCAGCACAGGAGCCAATATGGTTACACGGTCTTTCAAACTTCCAGCTGTCAACATACATTTTCTCCCCTATTTGATAATTTTCTATACGGTTTTGTATACACTTCAATAGAAAACGGAACGGGATTTTGTGCCACGGCGGCGACCGGTTCCCGGTTTCTGTAGTTATGAGCCGCCAGAATAAGGATTGCCAGCTTCAACCTTTTCGGAAAATATTCCTTTCCTATCTCCGTACCTTCTGCCGGCTTCCCTTCCTGCTCCTCATATCCGATCGCATTTAATTCGTCCAACGTTCTTTCCGTACCATAAATGATTGCATCTTCGGCGGCAACGCCATATAAAGAAATTATATCATCCTCATCTTCAAAATCAACCCGCATCTGTTTTTTCAACTCATCCAATGTTACAACCTTTAATTTTTCCATACTCTATCCGGTTTATACGTTCTCTTCTTTTTTATCAGATGGGGCACTACCCGTGCTTCCGCTTAGTTTCTCGCTGCCAAGAGGCGCAAGATTTACACTCAGATATACTTCATCCCCTTTATCTACCGGGGCGTTGTCATTCTCCCTGCGTATATCGTTCACAGTAGCCTGCCCGTTATCCAATCTTGCCTTATCCCATTTAGCCTTACTATCCAAATCAAGCGCGTAAAGGCTGCTAAGATTGAATCTGAATTTATAATCCATCCACATGTTGCGGGGTATAAGCTTAGAGGCAAATTCACGCTCTATTTCCGTTACAATCGGTTGCAAAGCCTCGGCATAGAAAGCAATATTGCTTACTTCCACACTCTTGTAATTGGCATTGCTATCATCCATTAATTTAGAAGGCGGAACATTGAAAAAGCGTGCTATTTCCCGTAGTGTAAACTTGCGGCTTTCAAGGAACTGCATATCCTCAGAACTCATGCTTATAGGGGTTAACGTCCCGTCTCCCTTAACGAGTATAACATCAGCTCCAGAGTTCAAATCTTCCTGTATATCCTGGCTAAGCCCCTGCAATTGTTTATCCTGGTACTCGCCGAATCCTCTTGTTAGCTTGTTATTCTGTAATATAGCCTTTATCCGGCCACCTGTAGCAAACCGTTTCAAGGTTTCATTATCAGCTGTAGCCGCAATTCCCAATGTCAGCGCCGCATAATGGATAGTACTCAACCCTTCATAGCCACCGTCGCGACATACATTCTTCAGGTGAATCACATCATCTGCGCTATATACACCCGAAATTCCGTTTATCATGTCCGATATTGTATACTTGTTAGAATACACATCGTATGCCACGCACCCCGGAGCACATAAATACATACCAATCGGGCTATATCTATTGTCGCGTTTGATAACCACATAGGCATTTCCGCGCAACAGAATCATTGATACCATATTTTTAAAAAATACAAAACTATTCATACGCTCATTGGGACGCATGGATAACATGTAATTCATCAATGCACCATCTCCGGTATCATATAACTTAAAATACCCTTTTGCATAGTCCTTTCTCTTGTATTCCAAAGTCAACGAAGCGGCAGCGCTTGATATAAGGTTTACAGCACGGTATACGGCCGCAATTTTCATTGCCGTTTCCGAATTGTTAACCCATACTACATTTTGCTTGTAATCCCCCTTGTTTACAGACTTATCCGAACCGATAACACCGCTACTTACTTCACGTTTAAACCAATTTATTATGCTCATTATTACTGCCTTTTATAATACCGGCAGAGATGTGTTTTAGGCTACCTACCACTCATAATTATTATACAACCAAAAGGTCATTAGACTTGCAACAGCTGCATCTATCTTCAAATTATCCTTCCTCTTCAACGGCTTTTTATTGCACATTTTATCCTCATCCAGATAGCAGTTTCCGAAACAATATGGTAATATCGGATTGTTAGCCAGTGCAACACCGGCCGGATTACGCTTTGCCGCCATTTCAAAGGTTTCGACGGGTGACGTGAAAGCACCGTAAGTCTGTGGAACCGCACGCAATATTCTATCCGGATTTGCACCGGTAGATGAAATTGCGGCCGCCAACGAGTTCACAATCTCCTTTATCTTATATGCGTCATACCCGATTTGCAGGATTGTTAGCTTACTATTTCTCTGTAATATATCCTCTACAATCATCCTATCATCTATCACGGCACCCGGACACACCTTCATAAAACCCGCCTTAACCCAATATTTATAAAGTTCCTTATTTGCATGGGTTTCCAATGTCAACTGAGGAATATAACAGTCAAGCCACAAATAAAACTTACGTTGTGCACGTGAATAGATATTATATACAACCACAGAGAAGTCATCGCTTACGGATAAGTCCATGGCCGCCATAGCTTCCGGTCTTCCTTCTATGTCGTCTATGTTGAAATCTACAGTTAAAGACCGGCATAACTGCTGCGGCATCCAATCCTTTACACCACCCGAAACAAAGATATTAAGTAACTTGGTTTTAAATTCCATCATAGCCTCAGCATCATGCTGCGCTTTATCCCATCGTTCACGATAATAGCTTTCCTGCACGGTTATCCCTATGTGCGGGTTGCACTTATGCCATACTTCCGGCTTCCCCATTTCCTCATCCGTCATTTCCCAAGCATCAGGCATGAATATAGAAGCAAACTGCCTATCGTTTTCATAATCGCCTTCGAGCACCCGCTTGGCATTCTCCAGCTCTATTGAGAACGGGCCATCTTCCACGCGGCTTGCGGTAGTAATAATAACCGTTAACGGCTCCCGCCTTATACCCATCGAAGAGGTTAACACTTGCAACAGCTCCGCGCCATCAGAATGACCGCGCACATATTTGGCCTGCGCGTACTCATCGAAAATAACAAGAGAGGCATTAAGACCGTCCTTAGTATCTCCGCCACCGGTCAGACATTCTACAAAACTTTCCTTTTCAAACTCATTCTTTTTCCAATGAAGCATTTCGCGTTTCGACTTGAAGTATTTCCCCTTCGGATCAAGCTGCCGTATTATCTTGCTTATCTCCTTGAAGCATATTTCCGCCTGCTTGTACGAATTCGCAGCCGTATAAGCCTGTGCATTCACATCACCGAACAACAATTCATTAACCGCAAGAGATGCAGTACTGGTTGTTTTGGAAAATTTACGAGGAACAAACAGTATAGCTTCTCTCACTAAACGCCTCAACTCGTATCTTCTGCCGTTTTCTATTTTTTTGGATATTCCAGTTTCTTCATCTTCCATACCCGTAGCATCCCCTACATCTTCCCACTTATAAAAACCCAACATAGAGGCAAACTGAAAATACTGAATAGGCGTGAGCTTGTAGCATCGCCGGCCATCCATTCCGGAGAACTTCAAACTTTCATACAGCTTGGCAAAGCGTCTTACTTTAGAAGCGCGGAATACATACCTATCCATCAGGCGGAAGAACTTCAAAACGGCCAATATCTCGTAAAGGTTATGTTTCTCCGGATTATCTCGCACGCCGGATATATACGACAAAAGGCGGACATCTATAGTATCAAGCTGATACCGTTCAACGTCCACCCGTCGCAGATTTTCAATTTGTATATCCTTGTATTCCCGCGTAGCTACATCCATGAATCAATCCCTATATCTCCTCGTCTTACTCTTCCTCTTCTTTCAACTTATCCATTAACTCCCGTAACGCGTCCTCTTCTTTTTCCGCTCCACTTTCATCCTCATTGTTCGGAAGCTCCTTATTCATCTTTAAAGACCGCAAATCTTTCCGAACCCTATCCGCAAACTTTGCCATCAGATTATAAATCGGGTTTTCCCTTATCCTCTCTTCCTTTTCCCTGGTTATCTCTACTATCGTCGGCTTCTGTTCTTCATCTAACACCATGTTTCTTATTTTTCTAAAGACCAGCAAATCGGAAGCCAGCAGTTCTATTTGATAGCTCATTTCCGGACTGTACTTCCCCTGCTTCATCAACACCCGCCTTACATGCGTTTTGATATTATCTATCAATTTCTCGTTTTCTTCCTTTTTCCTCTTCATAATGTTAAACTTTTTAATACTACCTACAAATTCATTTACCCACCCATTTTTTGGAACCTCATTTTTTCCGGAGCTTTACCCCCACGGCAAAATTTCCAGAACAAAAATTTTTCTCAGGATAGGGGCAGTGGATTTGAGTTAATAACGGCAAATAAAAAAACACTCCCCCCCCTCTCTTCACAAGAAGCGAGATTTAAACCTCTCGTTCTTCCTATCCGTGTTACGTCTCACTTCCTCTCTACTATGCGACTTCATCGCCTTATGCGCTTCCATATGGCAGGAATGACATAAAGCTCTTAAGTTATCATACGAGAACATCAATCGTTTCATCTCATCCAAACTAAGCGCGCTTTCAACAGGGATAACATGATGTACTTCTGTTGCCGGCTCTATGATTTCATTCTCGTAGCAATCTTCACACAGCGGATTGTTTTTCATTTTATCGATTCTCAACTCCTTCCATTGCTTTGACTGTATCATTTTTGTATAATTTCTATCCTTGCTCATACTTACTTATCGTTTGGCTTTTCTTCTTTTTAGGGACATTACCGTATTCTATTCCAATGTATTCTACAGCCTTATCTTCCGAACAGAACCGCTCTTCTCCCAAATTTAACAACTCATCTATTATCCTTACCAAGCTATCCTCTCCTATATTACGGCCGATACGCTCAAATCTATCCCTCATTTCCGGGAATAACTTCTTTATTACCTCTTCGACTGCCCCCTCATTACTCACCGATATACGGGTTTCATCGCCCGATATTCGTAGCCTCTTACATACATGTCCCTTCTTTCCTACCTCACTGAAGATATTGATGCTGTCAGTCAATCTTAGTTCACGATTGCCGCCCGGCTTGGTTGTTATTATCCTGCTCTTCTTATTCTCCCAGCCTGCGAACATCTTTACAAACTCCCGTAATTCCTCACTCGCTTCATCACTATCACTTTCTCCGTCCGCCACCTTCAGGAATGCAGACAAAACATATTGTATCAATTCGTACCGGCTCCCGAACTTGCCACGCTTCACTATTTTATCTATCCTATCAGCCGTTTGCGGTGACACCTTCGACTGAATGCTTATAAACTTCAAATGCTCTCTACTCTTACTCATTCCTAACCTTTCATTTGACTACTTCCCTTATCTGAACATGACCTTTCTTCTCACACTCTCTCAATAACTCAAACTCTTCATCATTTAAAGCTACTGTAGATTCACGGTTAATTGTCATTCCGCTTACTTTGAATCTTGCACTAATACGCTGGATTATACTCGGATTCCTGGTATACCAACAAAACCTAACTCTCATACACGAATCACATTGTAAGCTTTGACATCATTAAACCATTTCCCTTTACTTTCCCGAGCCTCTACTGTAAGCCTTACATGCACGTGCTCACCCACCTGCAAGGGCTGTTCTATCGGGCCATCAAAGCTAATCATACAGAACTTCATATACTTGTGATATTTATCCGTATCCTGAATTATATATTCTCTTTTTTCAAACGACTTACCGCTATTCGTCACTCCGTTAACGGTTGGCAATTCCGCTGTTATTATGCCGTCAATCTCACATCTCATAATCTTTCTTTTTTTAAGTTATTAAATAAACTGTCCTTTAAGTCGTACCGACTGCCCTACGGACAGTATAGGACAAGTTGCCGTAAATTGTTAATTTCTTATCTTTTTATTTTTAAACATTTGATTTACAACAATTTACAAATGCACCATAAGGTGCGTTTTGTATTTTATATAAATCACTGATATTCAATATATTATCTTTTTCTCTTCAAAGGCGTAATATGCCCTATCTGGAAATATGCAAGAAGTTTATCTTTGAATTCGCGTTCCATATCGCTTACTTCCTCGATATATTTTTCCTTTTCCTTGTGCCAATTGTTGGCAAAGGTTCGCATGGTTTCCCACTGTTTTTTTGTCAGTTTTCCGGCCGCATACATCTTCTTGTATCTCTCCTTATAGCGGGATGCACCAATGCGATTGATTTCACGCGCTTTTTCAAGTTGTGAAATCTTTACCCCTTTTACAGCCGACAGTTCACGGGCAAAACGTAGTTCGCTCCAATCCTTATAAAATATCCGGCCAATCTTCCCTAAAAACAGATTATCCATCAATTCCAATAACGGTACATTCTGATGTCTGTACACTGTTTCTATACGAAGAATATTGCTTCCCACATTCCGCCCTTTTTCCCCGGCCTCAAAGGTCTTATCGTATATCTTCATAACCTTACGGAAGTATTTGCTCTTCTCGGTTGTTTTCTGGCGCATGGCCGGGAAATTAGCATCGTTCCACAACACGCGATCTGCAATATCTTCTACCATACGTATATACTCATCAGCAGAATGTGACAGCCTCATCGTAAGGCCTATTTCGTAATAGGTGACTATAGCATCCTCTGCCCTTACACACAACTTCATTAAAAGCTCTTTTATCGTTCTTACAGCAATGGCGAATGTCATAGGTCTACTATTATCCAATTTTCCTGTCTTACCCTTACTGTAGAGCTTATTTATAGAGCACTTGCATTTCAATCTATCACCTCGTACTTCAATGAAACAACCATCGAAATTAGCGTAAGCCGTGGATTTATAATACACTTCATCACCTTCAGCACATTGTTCAAGATAATTCCGCAACACAATGGTTTCCGTGTCTTCTATATCAATCCGGGCTTTTATGATGATTTTGTCAAACATCCTATTTTTAATCCTCTTTCTTTTAACATGCGGTTTATTTCCTTTTTATAATGCTCAATCAACGCCTCGTATTCAAAATCACTGTATTTACGAATGTCGTTTTTTGAAGCCTCTAAAAGAATGGTTTGTTGCTCGCCATACTTTCTAATCAATCCTTGCCTATAGCCCGACATATTGCCCTCATCAAAGCGATTACAGTCTCTACATTGGGCATTACAATTCACTTCCGAAAATCGGGTAGACATGTGCGACCGATTTATATAATGACCGCAATCTGCTTTAGTTATCGGATATATATTCCCACAACTGATGCATTTAAATAGGGTGGTTCCCGGAAGCATATCACGCAAACGGATATATTGACTAAACACTTTATCCAACTTGGATTTTAAAGAGTTTTTCTTGGGCTTTATTTTGCTATTTCTCCACATCATTCTTATTTACTTTTCAAACATCATTTCCTTACTATACAATCTCTTTCATCATAGGCAAACTCTGCATCTTTATTATATGTACTTTCACTCCAATGAGTGCGGGCTGCTTCTTCTACTGTCTGTTTCATATCACTGTTAGTTATACGTTAATCTTTAAAAGCCAATTCTCCA